GTACGCAGTACCTGAACCAGCAGTTCGACCTAGCCGAATCAAGTCAGTGTCAACTTGTTTAGCGATAGCGAAACCAGCGTCATCAGTGTAGAACTTTCGTAGAGAGCTTAGAGCTTGTGTCTCAACAATGTCCTCAATGAAACGTGAGTACTCGTAGTGCTTGTCGATGTTGACCAGGATCTCGTTCTCAGTTGCAGCAATAAGCGTTACCTGAGTTGATGCTGCCTTTGCAGACGCTGCACCACGAGTTGGTTTAGGAATGTGAAGCACATCACCTTTTTTGCCTTTGAAAGACATCTTGGAGAACAAGTTAGCAGCGACAAGATTAGACTTGTAAGCTGCAACAATTTCATCACTCCAAATTTCAGGGATAAACTTCGCTGCGGTAGTGGTTGTTACATTATTAGTACCTAGTGCCATTTCTTATTTCCTTTTCATTTAATAGATTCTACCTTCCTCATAAGCGAGTAAGATTTCATCTGAATTAGCATAGTATTTATCAGGGTTAGTTTTTAAAAGATCTTGTAGAGCCAATCTACTATATCGTTTCTTAGAACTTACACCAGTAGCACCTGTATCAACAGAAGCAGCCTTCAAAGACTTACTTCTAGTCTCTTGAGACTGAGTAGTGATGGTCTGCTGCTCTGATTGTTTACTACCTGTAATAGCTTTCCAGGTACTAAGCAGTTCAGTAGCAGAAGTAATGTCATAACTACCATCAGCTTCTTGATATAGTTTTTGTCTGATTGGTGAAGCGTCAACCCATTGTTTAAACTCTGGGGTTTGTATCACTTGCACATAATCAGGAAACTGTTGTTGCAGTTGTTGTTGAGCAGTTTGAGCCTTCATCATGATGGCTTGTTCTTGTGCTTGTTTAATCGTTGGGTGATTAGCTAAGTAATCATCCATCGCCTCTGTAGGTTTCTTAAAAAACTTTTCGTTCGGATCTTCATCTTCTTGGGTTGGCTGTTGTGCTTTCTTTTGAAGAAGTTCTCGTTTCATCATATCATCAAAAAACTTACGATGCTCACCCACTTCTTGTGCGTGTTTACCAATTAACTTTTCAGCTTCTTGGTGCATCTTTGCAAGATCTTCAACTGTTTTACCCTTGTATTTATCAGGTAGTATGCTTTCAGGGTTAGCCTCAACAGCAGATTGCTCTTCAGGTTCCTGTGCCTCTATCTGTTCCTTCTCAGCAGGTTCTTCACCTATCTCATCAGGTGTAAAATCAAGGTTTTGTTGTAACGGATCTTCAAACTTAGCCATATATAAAACTCCTGTCAACTATGTGATTGTAGGATATAAAAAATGCCACTGGACGCTCAGCCTCTGCGTTTTTCAGCGACTCTTGTTGCTTCTTCATGTTTTCTAGCCCAAGCATCGGCTGCTGTAGGAAAATCACCAGTGATTCCTTCAAGCGCAATACGAGGTGCTGAGATAATACGAAGTGCCATACGTTGACATACCGGACACTCAATAGCGTTTACCGTGTCATCAACATAACTCTCTGTGGTGTGGTTTTCTTCACACCGAAACTCAAACATTCTCTTACTCATCGTTTAGTTGCTCCCAGGCTTCCTCAGAAAGTTTCTTGAGAGTTCTAATCCAATGCAAAACATCTAACTGACCTTTACGAAAGTTTAATTCCTCAAGGCTTTGTGTAGCCATCAGATTATTTCTTTCTTCGATCATCGTTTCAACGTCTGTCAACAAATCTGTGTAGCCTTTTGTTCCCATCATGTTGAAGCGTTCTTCATAATACTCTTGGAGTTCTTTATCCAAATGGAGTTCTCCTGTAAATGTTAATGATAATGAGAAGTATTCTCATTTACAATGTAAAGCATTATATCATATTTTTAACAAAAAGTCAAGCATTATTTATTGAGTCATTCTCTTCTCTTGCATTTGCTTATCAACTATCCTCTCTTTTGATTCAATATCTTTTTCTTTAATTAGTAGATCAGCAATCTTAGCTCTCTTAGTAAACTCCTCAGTATCCTCATCTTTAATGTTAGCTGATAGGTTTCTAATCATGTCAGTCTTAACCTTGTCCTCCATCAAAGAAGCCTCAATCATTATCTTTTGAGCATTAGCCTGCGCTTCTTGAGCGTCAGCCATAGACTCTTGCGCTCTAGCTTGTAACTCAGCGGTCTGGGCAGCAAGGTATTGCATCTGAGCTTGTTGTGCTTGCATCTGCATCTCTTGAGCTTGTGGGTTAGGTTGAGACATTTGATCTAACTGCGCTACTAACTGCTCTCTGTTTAACAACCCAGAAGTAGAGACAATGCTCTTGAGTATGACAGGAACGATAGGGGATGATGGTCCTAATGTCTGCAACAAACCGATTAACTGTTGCTGCTCGTGTTCTCTAGCAATAGCACCGATAGAGGACATCGTAGTGAACTTAAAGTCCTTCATGGGATAACGCTCTGGGTCAAACTGCATATACCGATACGCAACCTTCTTAACCATCGGTATGATGAAATCGTCCTGAAACGATGCCATTGCCACACGGTTCTTCTTGACAATAGCAGACATAGCTAGTGACATACCCATACCGTTGTTTTGTCCACCACCTGCTGCGCTCTTGACCAACTCTGACGAGTCTAGTGTGCCTGTTGCCTGTAGCAGCATTGCTTCAAAACCTTTAGCTGTGTCATAGTTAGAAGCGTCTGTACTTCCAAACTTAAACGGTTGTAGGATCTCAGCAGGGTTTCCATTAGTTAGGATGTTTTTACCAGGTCTGATTTCAAACTTCATACCTCTCGGTAGTCTTGTAGCATCAATACCCATCATAGGTGCAGTGGTTAGAGCTAAGGAGTCCATATGACTGCGTAGCTGGGCGTCAATAGCTTTTTGCATATTGTAGCCCTTCTCGACTGTCCCAACGCCATAGAAACGCCCTGGGCGTACTTCAGGTCTATATATAATGATAGGTCTATCTTCCATCATATAAGGAGAGCGTTCTGCCTTCAATAACTGACCATCATTAGCAATAACTATGATTGCTTCAACCATATCAGCTAAACTAGATTTCTCCTCATCATCAGGAAACAATTCTTCTGCTCTTTGCTCTACTTCTCCAGATCCTTCTAGTAACTCTCTAGGAACTAGACCATAATACCTAATAATTTTAACTTTATCGTCTTGGTATGTTGTTGATTCTAGCTCTGAAGACTCTAAATCGTCATTATCGTATTGAGTATCAATGTCTACGTTTTTATAAACTCCTGACGCAATTCCACGCAGTATTTGATGATAACTAATATATTCTTCAACACCAATACCCATAGAATCATCTACAGAATCAGCATTTGGGTCAATCAATAAATTTCTAGGGTTAATTGGTTTAATTTTTACTGATACTTTCTCTCTTTCGGTAACTCCTACCTCTGCCATGCCTTGTTCTGGCATTTCTTGGGTAGTAGGGACACGTTCTAGCTCAGTTTTAACTAAAACTTCCCCTACACCTGTTCCATAGATCTCTGCTAGCTTAACAATAGAGGACACATTGTTGATGTAAGCATTATTATGTGTGTCTTCCAACAACAATGCCTGCATTATCTCGACATCGGTAGAATCTTGGTCTAATCCGTCATCACTTATTTCAAACAGTTTTCCGGATCCAGCAAAGCCTTCCATAGTTTCCGCAACCCTGTTATCAACAGCTTGACGGGTAGCAGGACTAATGATTTTACTACGCTCACTGTCCCTAGTACGATCTTCTGCGCTCCAAACTCCATAATATATCCTTTCATATTCATCCCACTTGGTTTCATAATTAGAGTCTCTCCAGTCTCTCCACCTGTCACAATGGTCAACCACAAAAGACACCAGATCTTTCTCACTTTGTGTTTCAGGTGCTTCTTCTTCCATGAAATCTGTATTATAGTTTTCAGCCATATTATTTCCCTGCCTTAAAATTCTCTAGTGGAGTACCTTTTTTATAATTCTTAGCGTAGTCTAGTGCTTCATCTTCTGTTTTAAACTCTTTAAAGTTTCCAGTACGCATAGCATGATCCAAAGCGTTTTTAAAGTCTTTAAACTCGTAAAGCTCTCCAGTTTCAGGCATATATTGGATCATAGGAAAAGCTACAGGTTTACCGTCTACTGTTGTGTTTGACATTAAATGCGTTGCGTACCTCTCTTGATCCATGAACGCACCTTTTTCTGTCTTATCTATAAAAGGATAGTTCTGTGGATTGTTTATTCGATCTATAAATTCTGGCTCATTATTAGGCATATTAGTATCCTGATATCCAATCTAAGGGTTCGTATTCATCATCTAAATCTTCAAAGTACATCACTACGTTAGCTATCTGAGCGATTAAACTTACTGAGTCAACCATGTCATCATGCACACCAGTGGTAGGAAAGTTAAGCAGCTCATCTTTAAACTCTTTAACCCAGTCACCTTCACAAAGCTCTACCTGCTTATGCTCAAACCTGCCCTGCAAAGCACCAACAACTCTGTCTACCTTGCTTCTGTTTCCTATTGCTATCTCTTCTATTCTTGGGTAGATGTTTTGTTTTAACATCATCTCTGTTAAGTAAGGCATGACAGCCCTCATTAGAGAACCTTTTTCTATTCCAATAACTTGCACACCGTATAACTGGGTGTGCTTTAGGATTCTCTCGCATACTTCTTTAATGTCCCACCTTCCTGCGTCAACCTTATCAACCCACCATTTGTTATCGTCTCCTACTTTGACAATAGCTATAGATGTTTG